TCCAACATTGTTAAAAATTACAAATGGTCAGATGTCAATTGCACATTTCATGAATCCATCTTTGGGTGTGTTTAGTGCAAATAGAACATTTTATTCACAAATCATGTCATCAATTACGGATTCACCAAATCCAATTTGCAGATATGATTACAATCAAGCAATATTTTCATTGGGTGGAAGTGCAACATATTTAAATGTATTGAATGAAGTTTCAAGGGATAATTCAATCATTGTTACAAGTTCAGGTGCATATTTTGGACAATTCAGAGATTCTGATAAATCAATTTTCAATTCAAGTATTAGTAATTATCCAATTCTTGATTATGTTAATCCAAAATGGTATGGAAATTCAATGGCAAATGCTCTTGGATGTGCATCATACTCATCATTTGTAAAAGGTTTTAATGTATTTGTGGATGGTAGAAATGAAACATTCTCAGTAACAGGTGCATTCACCGAACCTCAGAATAATTTCTTGAATATGAAGAATATTACAATACGAAATACAAATGGTCTTGCAGGTCCTGTTGTTGTATATTATTCTCAGAAGGTCAACCTAGACAATGTAACTCTTTATGGTTCAATCACTAACGCTGTTCCATCAAATCCATCAACTGCAAATGTTTCAATGAAGAATTGTACAATATTTGCCGATGGCGTTACTTATGATTTTGTTGGAAATAATATTTCAATCGAAAATTGTAAATTTAATGGATCGAACAATTGGTTTGCGTTTGGTAATTCATCTCAACACCTTTCTTCATTGTCATTGAAAGATAATGCAATAATTGGTTTAACGAGACGGGATGCAAGTCAAGGGTCTGTTAATATATTTGCTGGTTCAAGTGTTCTTATTAATGACAATTCATTTTCAATTACCGATCCAAATGTAAGTGGAACCACATCAATTGTAAAGATGAATGGTCAGGGGCAATCTGTTTCAGGTCTTTCATTTCAAGATAATAATTTTATTTCAACAAATTCAGGTAATGCTTTAAGTTTGATTGACTGTATTGGTGTTTCGGGATTTGCAAATATTGGACATTCTGCAATTATCAGAAATAATGTTTCAAATTTACCAACATCGAAAATGATATTAACTCAGTCTAAAGCAATATCAGGACCTAGATTATTCACATTACTGGCAACTCCATCTTTAGTTTCAAAATGTTTATTTCCATTTACATTAGAACCTCAAGATATAACAATTTATGCTCGTGGAGGTGCTAATTTGGACTTACTTGCAACGAATGTTGTTGGGGGCAATTGGTCAGGCACTTACCAATTGACCGGTGGTACAAATTCCACCAATGGATATTATAGTATATCTGTAAATTAATATAAAAAACCCTTGACTCATTACAGTCAAGGGTTTTATTTTAGATTATTTCTTTGAGAGTTTCAATATATTTTTCATGAGCGAGTAATTCTGTTTCAAAATATCCGAGACTTATTTGTTTTTTATTTATTGTAATTTTTGAATGCCATTTATTTGCGTTTTTATGAAAATAACAACCAACCAATTTGCCATTTCTATGCGATTTTCTATTAGATTGGTTTTCTCTATTTGTAACAATCCGAAGATTATCTGTTCGATTGTTTGATTTACAACCATCAATATGGTCAACCATGACTTCTTTATTTTCCAAGTCCAGTCCAAGAAACAAATGGGCGACAATTCTATGGATTAACATCTGTTTTCCATCAACACAAACAACACAATATCCATGTTGATTCGATCCAAAATTTACACCTTTATTTCGAGTAACTACTGACCCATCATTACCGACTTTAATATTTCCAAAACTTTTATATTCTATTTTCATTTTCATTTCTCCATTTGATAATTGTATTTATGATAATGGATTTTGGAATTGATGCGAACCTAAAACATTCAAATCAATGGAGGATTCAATATAAAGAAGATAAGAGAAAGAGAAAGGAGAGGAACCTACTATTGTAGGAGGATTGAAAATGGCACAATTGTTAGCAAACATTAATGGAGGATTCATTTAATATTAAATGGAGGATTCAAATGAAGTATTAAATATAATAGCAAAGCGTTTATTCTTTAGTTAAAAAGGGAAAAAATATGACTGAAAATGAAATTGAAAATGAAGATGTCATGACAGAATTTAAAGAAAACCTTAAATGTTATGCCGAACATTGGGATAATCAATATCAGCACTGTGAAGAATTAGAATTATTTTGGTCGGGTGTTCAACACACCAATGGTGAAATTTCAGATAGACGAATTAATCTAAGACCTGAACTTAAAACCTTGAATATTACTAGAAGTTATGTGAACTCGGTTGTTAATCCGTTTCGCATGAGTCCGAATGGAATTAATGTAAAAATTGATGATGCGGATGCGTCAATGGTTTTAAACCAAGTAATTCACAATATTGAAGAACAATCAAATGCTTCCGAAGCGTATGAAATTGCATTCGAGAATTCAGTTGTTGGAGGTGTAGGTTGGGCGGTTGTTACAACTGATTATGAATCCGATGAATCAATGGATCAAACAATTAAGATTCAACCCATTCGCAATTCATCTCAGGTATTTCTCGATCCTGCTTCAAAACAAATTGATGGATCGGATGCAAGAAATGGAATGATCATTGACTATATTTCAAAGGAAGTTGCTGAAGAATTGTATGGAGAAGATGTCTGTCACTTGGCAAATAAGAAAGTTTCATATTATAAACATTGGTTAGTACCTAAAGATATGATACCAGTCGTTACCTACTACACCAAAAATGAGAAACAAATTACAAGATGGTTCTTCAAAGATGGTTCATATATTGATGGTTCAAAACCCATGTTGCCATTTGTAGGAAGTCGAAAAGTATTCAAATCTGAAATAAATGTTCATAAAATTGTAGGTGAAACAATAATCGAATCGACTGTATTGCCAATAAAATATATTCCAATTGTTCCATTTTACGGTGATAGAGTTCAATTGGGAACAAATGTTAGATGGACTGGACTTGTAAATTGGATGAAACCATCACAACAATTAATCAATACTTATTTCAATACTGAATTGGAAATGTTGGATGATGCGCCAATTGCTCCTTACATGGCAACAAAAGAACAGATCAAGGGTTTGGAATCGTATTATCAAAGAGCAAATAAAACCAAATTTGCAACTTTACTTTACAATGAAACAGGTTCGGGTGCACCACAGAGAATTAGCAAAGGAATTGATGTAACACCTTATGCAAGTGGTCGTGCATCGGCAGTTGCTGATATTCAAAGAGCAACAGGTATATTTGATCCGATATTCGGGGCAGGTAATGCAATGGGTGCTGAATCGGGCATTGCAATTCAAAATAGAAATATTCAAGGCGAACAACAAAACATTCATTATTATCAAAATGCAATTGGAAGTATTAGACAAATTGGCAATATCATTGTTGAATTAATTCAATTTATATTTGATGAACCTAGAGATATCAAAATTGCAATTGGAGATGAGACTAAGATTGTTAAATTGAATATTGCTGATATTTTGGGTAAGATTAAGAAATCGGATATTGCAATGGAAGTTTCAGTTGGTGCTATGTTGAAATCCAAGAAAGATAATGAGGAATTTGCAATCAATCAAATTGTTGGATTATTACCTGAGGACAAGAAGACTGCATTCATTGATATCATGGCAAGTAAAATTGAATCAAAAGATTCTCAGATTATCCGTGAAAGACTCAAGAAATTAATTCCAATTGAATTTCAAGAAACTGAACAAACAAATATTGATCCAATGGCACAACAGGCACTTGAATCGGCAAATCAGGCACTTGAAGGTTCCAATCAACAAGTTGAAATGATGAAACAATATATCACTCAATTGCAAAATCAAATGATTGAAATGGAAAATGACCAGAAACTTGCTCTTGCTCAGACACAATTGAAGAATGAAAATGCACTTGAATTACAGGCAATGAAAGAACAGGGATTGAATCAAAGACAATTAGCAGATATGATTCAAGAATCTAATAAAAGACATGAAGATCAAATTGCAAAAGTTTTATCTGAAATGGAGAAATTCAAACCAATCGAATCTTACAATTTAAAAGATTTGAAAACTGATTTGGATGGAAAACAGGGATAAACAAACAACCCTTACTTGTAATGAGTAAGGGTTTCTTTTGATTAATGTGGCATTCGCCGGTTTTGTTATATTATATTGAGATGGTATTATCGTATCAAATCTGATTTAAATGAATTCTGGAGTCAATTTTAATAAAGTATTGATCAAAACCAAACTCTTATTCTTTAATGAAAGAAAAACAAAAAAAGATTAGCAAATCTAGAAATTGCGAAAGGAACTCATAATGAGTGATGTTATTTTAAATCCTGATATTGAGGCAGAACAAACTCAAGCAAGTGAAGTTGAAGTAAATGACAATGCGGATGTTGATCAATCTAAAGTTGAAATTGAAAATACTGAAAAGACCGAAGATGTATTACCAAAGGGTGTCTTAAAAAGGTTTAAGACTTTGACAGATCGCAATAAACAATATGAAAGTCAAATTGCCGAATTGTCATATAAACTTGAGAATTTAAACAAGAAACCCGTAGATTTATCTGAATTGACAGACGAACAGATCATTGATTATCGAGTCAAGGAAGCATTGAATAAGCAAAACCAATATCAACAAGAACAGATGAAACAACAGGAAATGGCAAATAAGAGAAAGGAATCCGTTACGGCACAGGTTAATTCTTACAAATCATTTGTACCCGACATTGAATCCGTTTTGGAAGATTCCCAAGAACTTATATTGCCAAATAATGCAATTGATTTTATTCGTTCAAGTGAAGTTGGAATTATGTTAGCATATTATGCACAAAAGGACGAAACAATTTATGAAAAGATTCAATCATTGTCAAGTAATGAAAAAGCATTGGAAAGATATTTGACTAAATTGGAAATGAAAATTGAAGATGAAATCGAATTGAAATCAAAATCAGTCAAAGATAAACCCGCAAAAACACCTCCCGTAGGTAATATTTCATCAACCAATCCAGGTTCTGCAAAAGACCCCTCAAAGATGTCAATGGCAGAATATAAGATTTGGCGTACAACGCATTAGTTTTTTACACAGTTACTCTTTATTAAAATCATTAAAAGGAAATTAAAATGGCATTACTATCAAATCAAATCATCACAAAAGAAGCACTCGCAATCATCAGCGAAACTTCTTCATTGTTACCTAACATTACTCTTGATTCCGCTGAAAACCTTGGCACTTCGGGAACAAATTATATTGGTATTCGCAAAGCAGTACAGATCAATGGTCGTATTGATTCAAATACTTTCTCTGCTGAAACTCTAAATGAAGAATCCGCAAATCTTGCATTGTCTCGTATTTTTGGTGCTGACTTCAGTTTCAGTGATTCCGAAATGGCATTAACTGTACAAGACTTCAGTTATCGTTATATCAAACCTGCAATTAAGAAAATAATTTCCAACTGCGAAGTTGCAATGTTTAAAGACTTCTTGGCAGGTGCAGGTTCAACTGTATTTGGAACAAAAGCAACAGCATTGGACGATTTGTTTCAGACTTCAACTCAATTGGAATTAAGGTCTGCTGGTGATGAACGAGTATTCATCGGTTCCCCTCAATTAATGGAAGGTATTTTTAAACAAGGTCGTGGATTGTTCAATGATCAATCTGAACTTGCAAAACAATATAAGGCAGGTATGGCGGGAACTATTGGTGGTCAAGATGTATTCAGTTCTGCTCGTGTTCCAGCATATTCATTAGGTGCATTTGTCGATGGTTCAGTTGCAGTTGGAATGACCGAGGGTTCTGCAACAATTACAATCGCTGGTTTGACTGCCGGTGGAATTAAAAAAGGTCAAGCATTCACAATTGCTGGTTGTTTTGAACTTAATCCCGATACAAAGGATTCTCTTGGAACATTGTTTACATTCCGTGCATCCGCTGATTCTACCGCAGGTGTTGTTGTTGTTCAACAGAAGATGTTTGCTTCAGGTACTGATGCTCGTAGAAACTGTTCTGCAATCATCTCTGCAACTGTCGCTGTTGATATCTTGGGTTCAGGTTCAACAATTTATCAAGCATTATCTTTTGACAAATCTGCTCTTATTGCAAAATGTGTAATTCTAGATATACCAAAAGGTCTAGATAAGGGTGAAGTAATGACTGAAGATGGTTTGTCAGTTCGATTTGCTCGTGATTGGGATATCAATACTGCAACTTGGAAATGTCGTCTAGATATTCAAGTTGGTTGGGTTGTTGGAACACCAACTGGTGTTTGTGGTCTTGTTGCTTCATAATTAAAATAGACTGACTTGAAAGAGTCAGTCTTATTCTTTAATAAAAGGAAAATTCATGGAAACAATTAAATTAATTTCAAAGGACAAAGAGGCATATATCAACATTTACCCAAAATATTTAAAAGAATTTCTTGAAAGTGGATATTGGGAAGAAGTTAATAAACCTAAAAAGGAAGTGAAAGAGAAATAAAATAAACCCTTGACTGTAATGAGTCAAGGGTTTTATTCTTTAATTAAAAAGGAAATGTCATGAGAATAACCATTCGAGATTTAATAACCGAATCATTGCACAATTGTGAAGCAGTAAGTTTATATGAATCTCCAACAGGAAAAGAAATTGATGATGGTTTAGATTGTTTGAATACCTTTATCGAAAGTCTTTTTCAAGAGAGTATTATAAATTTCCAAGAAGAAAAAATGTTAATTACGACCGATTCATCCGGTGAGATTTTATTTTATCAAGACCCACTTCTTGCAATAACTTCAAATTCAAAACCATTTTTAACATCAAACATTACAAAAGTAATTTCAACAAATTCAAATTACGAATTGATTAAAATTCCAAATGGACAACTTTCACAATTAATTTATGATCAAACCAAATATTCATTCAATGAACTTCCAGGTAAACAAATAATCAATACGCATCTCGTAAATCAACAATTGTCAATAAATTACATCAAACAAATAATTGAAATTGATCTTGATACTAAATTTCTTGATGTTTTTCCAAGAGCGTATTGGGGTTTGCTGTCTGATGGTTTGGCAGTTCAATTGGGTTCAATCAAATACAAAACTGATGTTTCAGCACTTATTGAATCTTACAAAGGACGATTGAATAGAATTGAAAATAAGAATTTCAATTCAGGTCTTGCAAATACTTCAAATTATAGTAATTTCAATTCAGGTTGGTTTTAAATGAAATTAAACAATATATTTTCAAAATTTAATCACAGATCGAGAGATGTTAGTACCCGAACACTTCAAAATGTCTTCTTTGAATCAACACCTGATGGCAAATCCGAATCTATTATTATAGGAACTCCCGGTCATGAGATTTTCATTGACGAATCAAACAATCCAGAATTCTATTCTTCAAGTTGTCGTGGTTTACATTATACTTCAACTTCAAGATTATTTGCAATGTTGGGTGGACGATTGACAGAAATACTCGAGAATGGGACTTCATTGATTCGATTTACCATGACTAATATTCCAACATCCGTTTCAATGTGCGATGATGGAGTTACGATGGTTTTTGTAGATGGATATACACTTCATCTTTATGATCTTGTAACAAATGTAATATCAGTACCCGATCCATTGCAAATTGATTTTAAGAATCCAACAAAGGTAATATATTCAAATGGTCGTGCTGTTGTAATTAACAATGATTTCACAATAGATGAATTCAATACGGAAATAACTCGCAAATCAAATAGATTTTATTGGTCAGCACTTCGTGATCTTACACAATGGTCGGCAATTAATTTTGCAACTGCTGAACAATCAGCGGATCAGATTATCGGAATGGAATCTCGGGATAGTGATATATGGTTTCTCGGTACTAGAAGTTATGAAATATGGCGTGGAACAGATGATGCTGATCTGCCGTGGATATATTATGGAGGTTCTTCTTCGGACATCGGTTGCATGACAGCAAATTCAATTGCGTCAAACGAAAATTCAATATTCTTCTTGGGAAGTTCAAATGCAGGCAACAATCATATTTTCATGAGTAAAGGTACCGAAGTTGTCAATATTTCAACATCGGATATTGCGTCATTTCTAAGTGACAATCAAGGAAAGACTTCGGATGCTTATGGATTTGTGTTTAATCAAGAAAATCATCAATTTTATGTAATTACATTTATACAATTGGATCGAACATTCGTGTATGATATTTCAACAGGACTTTGGCATGAAAGATCAAGTCGTGACCCACTTTTGAATATTCATCATTATTGGCGAGCACGATATGCAGTTTATGCTTTCGGACGAGTAATCGTAGGTGATTCCAAAATTGCTTTCTTGTCAATTCTCAATATGAATAAGTTTGATGATGATATCGGAGGTGGTTCAAAGATTCCAATTGTGAGAATATTACAATCCGGCAATTTATCCGATTCCGAAAATAATCAGGAAATGACAATAAGATCATTGCAATTTGATTTGGAAATGGGTACGGGTCTTCTTGGAAACCAATTTTCGTCTGACCCTGAATTGATGCTTGAATTGTCAAGGGATGGTGGCTATTCATTCGGTAATCAAATGGTCACTTCCATTGGTAAACTTGGAAATTATACCAAAAGGGCAGTGTTTAGGAGACTTGGTCTTGCTAGAGAGTTGACAATCAGATTGACTTTTTCAAATCCATCAAGGTTTCTTTTAATTTCAAGTTTTGGTGATATAATAACTAAGTCAGGTAAACTATGAAATTGAAACAATTGAACTTTCCAATTAAAGATGTGGTTTTAAATTCCGAAGGCAAACTTACGAAAGTATGGATGGACGAATTTATAAATCTTCAAATTGTTTTGAACGAAATAATAAAGAAACACAATACCCCATGATCAGATTGAAGTGGCATCGCCCGGTATTTGAATATTAATGATGGGCAATGTCTTTGTATCAGATCATGTTTAAATGGATTCTGGAGTGAATATTGAAAATTAAAAAACCCTTACTTGTAATGAGTAAGGGTTTATTTTTAAATCATTTCTTTTAGAGTTTTAATATATGCTTCATGTGCTTCTAATTCAGTGTCAAAATATCCGAGAAAGATTCTTTTTTTGTTTACACGGATTTGAGATTTCCATTTATTTGTTTTTTTAATAAATGAACATCCGACCAATCTTCCATTGCGATGGGATTCTCGATTTGAACTATTCTCCCGATTTGTGACGATTCTTAGATTCTCAATTCGGTTGTTGGATTTATTACCATCAATGTGGTCAACTTGATTTTCCTGTTTTTCAATATCAAGATCAAGAAATAAATGTGCAACTATTCGGTGAATTGACATCATTTTGTTCCCAACACTAACTCTGCAATAACCATGTTGATTATATCCAAAATTAATACCCTTTCTTTTAGTAATTACAGAACCATCATTACCGACTTTAATATTTCCAAAACTTTTATATTCAATTTCTTTTTTCATTTTTAATTTCTCCTTTGATAATATTTATGATAATTTATTTTGAAAATAGATTGAACCGAACATTCCAATCAACGAAATCAATGGAGGATTCAATATAAAGAAGATAAAGATAAGAGAAGAGAAAGGAAGAGAACCTATTATTGTAGGAGGATTGAAAATGGCA